AAAGTCATCCTTTGAACCAGTTTCACGAAATGCTTGCTGTGAAGCTTTTAAGTTCTTCAAAGCACTACTGATTTGTTTCTCTGACTTAGCACTACCAGGCATAGAAGATGGCGGGTCTAACTGAACACCCTTTTTAGTCTGGACTGGAGCATCTTGTTTGATGACTTTTCGTCCATAAAGGCTGTTAGCCGAGTGCGCCAACAAGTATGGTAATTGTGCTGCTAATTCTGGCGAGAATTCTTCAAGACCTTCCAACCTTGGGTCATCTAGCATAGCTTTGTACTTTTCATTAAGTTCATCACCCTCTTTACCAATCCAACCAAATTCTTCTTTGGCTTTTTCGGTTAGAGAAGTCTTAGCTTGCTTTGCATATTCCCTGTCTTGTAGAACCTTTAACTGCGCTGGAAGAAATTTCTTCTCTGCTTTTCTAGCATCCAATAGCTGTTTTCTGACTTCAGCTTTTGTATACTCCTTGCCATTAACTTCTGTTACTACATCGTCCGCTCCGTAACCCTCTGCATTGAAGATCGTATCTTCTGCCCACTCAACAATACTGTCTACATCTCTAGCTACCTTTTGTAACTCTTCTATAGATTTTATATTGCGATAAGGGTTTCTTGATTGATCTACATTTCCTTTGAGAGGATTGTCAGAATCTTGGAGCTTTTGACGTAACTCAGAAAGTTCAGCTTCAGCTTGCTTTCGTTTAGCGGTCAATTCACCGAAACGCATTACTGCTCTACTACCTAATTTATCAGATAGTTCACGTAATTCGCTTTCGGATAAGTTATCCAAATCAATATTAGAAAGAACATCTTGGGTCTCTGTTTCCTCTGTGCTTTCTTGAGTTTCCTCAATAGGCTCTTCGGTCTCGTTGACCTCGTCAACAACTTCTGATTCTTCTGCTTGAGGTTGTTCTTCTTGAACCTCCTCTTGCTGCTGTCCCATCAGTTGATTCGCTCTGAATTGTGCAAACTCAGAGAGTGACGCGTTTGACTGTAATCTCGCTGTATTTTCGGCATCAGCGTTCGCCTGTACTTCATTGTTCATATAATAACGCTATTTACGCCAGCGGTGGCGATTCTCAGATTATAACATAAGTTTTATATACCTAAAGTATCAGAAAACCTTCTACGGATTTCTTCAAAGTTAGACATACGCAAAACTTCGTCGTAAGCTAATATTTTTCCAGACAATTGCTGGACTTGCTCTGTTGGAGCTGCATTAAGTTCTCCTATGGCTTCTTCGCGAAGCTGGTGAACATTGTTAATAAAAGCACCAAAACTTTCATGGTGCTTTAAGGTATTTACGGATTCTTCTAGTGTCATAAATTATCTACCAAGAAAATCAATCTTTTTTTCTATCTTAGGAAGGTCACCTAATATATCTATATCATATCCTGGATATGCTAATGACTCTGTTCCGAATACAGGCTCCTTGATTTTCGGTCTTTCAATTGGTTTAGGTTTTCCAATAGCTTTTTCTATTGCATCATAACCTAAAGGTCTATCGTCTGTTATAGACGCACTGTGCATACCTTTATTTATGTCAAAAATAAACGGATCTTGTTTGCCTCCAAATTTGTAAGTAATGTTTGTTAAATAACCTTCTTTTTCAGATGGAAGAATAGACTTACCTGTTATTTCTGGAATACCTAAATCTTTGGCAGCACGATTGTATGTTTCAATTCTACGATTAACTAAACCCCTAACTACCTTTAGCTTCATATCGTCCTTAGGATCAGTTGCTGAAACAATATCTAAGGATTGCCTTAATGCCTCTGGATAATCTTTATTTACTAATGCTCCACGAAAGTTATCAAATAAAGTTCCAGTATTATACATAACATCAGACGCAGCAATCTTTACTGAATCTGGAAGATTATCAAAATCCAAATCCTCATCTTTTCTCATCTGATCCGCGTTGTAATTTACAATAGCGGTAGCAACTTTTTTGTCATCTTTTTCGCGTGCTGCATATGGTTTTAATGCCTCTGGGATAAATGTAATGCCATAGGCTCTAGTTTTTTTATTTGCCTCAACTGAACTATCTGTACCTTCAGTACCTTCGTCTGCACCTAAGTTTTTAACCATAGTGTCAACCCAGGAAGTTTTTGTGGATTCAGATCCAAGTAATTCCATTTTACTGCTCCATTCCTTGAGTTTGAACATCTCCAACAGAAGCAGCGGTAGTGCCAAACTGGCCATACTGAGTTGCATTAACTTGCTGCATTTGCGCAAATTGATATTGCTGTTGGTATTTGTTAAGCCTTTCAGCAAAGCCTTGATCAGTTTGCAACCTTTGTGCAATATCTGGTTGTTGGACATATTGTTCTATTAGTTGCAATGCTACTTGACCAGCATTAGGTCTTGCTGGCATTTCTATTCCAGCGTGAATCTTAGTTAAATCATCTGTGATGTCTTTGAGCGCTTTCTCTTGAGCAACTTCAGTAGGTTGCAATACAGCGTCAGCAAGTATTGGATCAATACTACCAGCGAGAACATCTAATAAAGTATCTACATTAATACGCCCATTTCTATCAAGCTGCATTAGCTGAACCATTTGCTTCAACTTATTCTCTTGAGTATCTGGATCAGTATTCAATACATCGTAGCTTACTACAATATCAAAGTTCTCTTCTGGGTCACCTTTAGAAAATTCCATTGGGTCTGGCACACCAGTAACTCTAAAGAATATGGCATCTGGGCCAAATCTCTGGAAGCATCTGTATGACATACGCAAAACTTCAGATGCATGCTGTAAGAATTTATCTACAAAGAACTGTTTTCTTACACCAGATATTTGACTAGTTTCATCTAGCCCCATTACTCTGTCTGCTTGATCTAATAAAGTCTTTTCTATTTCTACAGAAGCTTGAACATCATTCATATTTGGAGTATCCGCAAAATGAATCTCATCTTTACGTCTGTAAGGTATAAATCTTCCTGGCCCCCAATCTGTAGGTGCTTGTCCTACTGGGTGCATTATTGGAGGTAATGTTGCAATACTTGCGCGGTCAATACGAGAATCTCGTTCAATCTTTACTTGCTGTTGAATGCCACGAAGTAAATCTGGTACTGTGCTTGCATCATATAAACGCTTACTGTCCTCAGAGAAACGAGTAACTACAACTGGATAATCTTCGTATCCATTCAATAATTGAAACTTAGCGTAACCCTGTACACCTTCGTCTCCAGTAAAGTCCCTATGAAATATTGTTTCATAAATACCTTCGGCACCGTCTTCTTTGTCAATAAGTCTTTGGAAGCAATGAACGACTTCAATGAGTTCTTCTGCTTCGTACACATCTTCCATTTGGCTGATGCTGCGTCTGCCTTCTTGCTCGCGCTCTACACTATCAATTGATACACCCTTGAAGTGATGAATAAGATACTGAACAAAGTCTTCATCCCAGTCATCTGTGATTACTTTGTTTTCTAGTTCCTGTGCAGTATAGTAAGTGCGCCAGAAACAGTACGGTGCGCGCTGGGGATCAGTAACATAACTAGGAAAGAAGAAGTCACCATCTGGAGCTAGTGTTTTAATATTAGGGGCATCCACTTGCCTACGAATAACTGGTAGTTCCGCAAAACCAGTTTTACGCAAGGACTTGATTGCCTTCTTAGCTCTTTTTGTTGTTACTCCATCAAACGCTTGTTCAAAGCTACTGATTACCATGTCTTCTTGAGCTTCATTTAAAATCATCTCCGCTGTTTCTGGAGAGATCTGTGCAATCTGTTCAAGATTTAATTTTTGTAAATATCTGCGGTCTTCGCGATTCCATCCTACATATGTAATTAATACACCTCTCTCTAGCAAGTAATTAGCACCAAGCTCCATCTCTTGCTTGAATCTAGGAATGTATCCAGATGTAGTCATCCATTTTAGAAAACTTGATACAACCTTACTTCTTTCTATGTCTCCACTTTCTACAGGGTAAGCTCTAACATTAGCCCTGTTCAAAGAGGACATAAATAAAGATACTAAACGAGTAATACGCTCATCAATAGTATGAGCTTCCATATCGGACGCGCCCTCCCATGGGAATGCGTCTGATCCGTGCTTTCTAAGGTCAGAACTTTTACCAGGCCAAAAGTTACGTCTGTCGTCGTAGTTGTTTCTGCACTGGTCAAAATAAGACTCTAGTTCATTTGTAGTTTGATCATATGCTTTGTTTAAAGCTTGAATGTTTGGTTCCTTGCCAACATAGGTCAAGGACTGGAAATCATCAGTTTGGTGCATTTAATTGTTTTCTTGCGGATTTTATTATTTCATATACGAAACCTTTATGAACTCCAATTCTATCACATAAATCTTGTGGTAAGAGTTCTTCGTGCATTCTAAATGTCAAGGCACGGGTAAGCATTTCCCAAGCGAGCAATCTGTCTACTTGTTCTAATATCCAGTGCGGATCCAAAGTAGGATCATCGTATTTTTTTCGGGGAGTGTCTGTATGACACGCCTTTATTATCTTGGATGGCTTCAATGTCTATTCTTTTTCCTACTAAACGATCTTTAAAATACTTACTAATAACGACTGGTACTTTCTTTCCTATCTCTGGTATATATGCATATACATAGTGCGGATTAGGTGCAGCGTGCTTTACAACTCCGTGAAGAAACTTAGGTACAAGTTCTGGTACATCAAAGGCTTCAACTAAGATCTCTTGACCTTCTTCGCAAACCCATGTGTTCTTACCTTTGCCAGTAAGATAATCTTCTGGCAACTTATCCTTTGCTATTTCCATAGCTTCTTCAAAAGATATGTCGTTCTCTTCGGCTAACTTTGTTAATTTTACTTTTGGCATTAATATCCTCCTGTTGATTTAAGACTACTTTGAAAATCCCATTTGTCAATGTGCATAGGCCCATCTCCTCCCGCGGATGTTCTCAAATATCTGATTACGTCAAAAAAGTCCTTCAGTGGTTCGTCAGTCTTACCCTTACTATTGTAGTTGATTAAACTATCTATTAGGTTTCCGCAGTCCTCGTGAATGTAGCACATAGGTCTGTTCGCGTGATCTATCTCTGCATTTGGATTGTATGCAAACCATTCGTCAAGCGCATTGATACCAAACTCTTCATTTCTCCCATCAGATGGGATAAAATGCATATCATAATCAGCAAAAACAGTAAATAGATCGTCGTTGTTTTCATTTTCCTTTGCAAAGAATCTAGAGTCACCTATTCGTTCAAATACCTTAATACCTAACTCTTCTTCTATCTCTTCAAACAGTTCTACATACCCAGCAATATCTAGGCCAATCTTTTTCGCGGCTGGCCCATATTTCCATCTAGGGTCACCAAACTCTGCCCACTCTCCGTAGGTATCTCTGTCTGGCCACTCTCTTCGTATATATACTTCTCCATCTCTGTTTACACCAGCCCAGATACTAACATAGTTTCTGGCTCCAGCTGGGTCAACTACTTGATAACAAGTAAAACCATGTCCAGATATATCTGGGAACTCCATATT